GAGTACTACGTCGTGTTTGACAAAGCCACCATCCGCAAAATCGTGCAGAAGTACTTCAAGCAAGGCAACCAGCACAACGTCAACGCTTACCACAACGCCGAACTGGATGGCGTGTTTATGTTCGAGAGTTACATCACCGACTCCGAGCGTGGTATCATGCCACCCAAGGGCTACGAGGACACCCCCGACGGCTCTTGGTTCGGTTCCTTCAAAGTCGAGAACGACGAGGTGTGGGACAACCGCAACCTGTTCCGGGGTTTCTCCGTTGAAGGACTGTTCGGGATGGACAAGACCGAATCCGAAATGGAGGTCGCACTCGCTGGCCTCGCTGACGAATTAACCGCTTTTTTGCAACATATCCAACCCAACTACAAATCCAACTAACTATGAATCTCAAAAACGCAATCGAATCCCTGCGGACTGAACTCCGCAAATTCAGCACCCAAAAGCAGTCCTTCGCTGACTACAAGTTGACCGATGGCACGGTTGTCCGTGTGGATGGCGACCTCGTTGCTGGTACTGCCGTTTACGTCGTTGCCGAAGACGGCACTCTCCCTGCTCCCGATGGCGAACACGTTGTCGAAGGCGTTGGTACTATCAAGACTGAAGGAGGCAAGATTGTCGAGGTCATCGCTGCCGAAGTAGCAACCCCGGTCATCGAGCCGTTGCCTGTTGCTGCTGAAATCACTCCCGAAGTGGCCGTTGAGGTTACCGAGGAAATCAAGGAAGCCTATCCTGCCATGACCCCCGAAGTTGTGGAGGCTATCGTCGCCAAGCACCTCGGAGCCATCATGGACGAACTCAAAGCAGCATACGCTGAAATGGGCAAGATGAAGGAGAAAATGTCTGCATTCGCATCGCAGGTTGAAACCATGGCCGATATCGTCGAGAAGGTTTCCGAACTCCCAGCCGAAGCCCCAAAAGCGAGCGGTTCAGCAATCGTTGAGCAACGCAAGGCTCAGGCATCGCAGAACTTCAACGCACTCGCACAAGCACTTCAATCACTCAAAAAAAACTAAACCCCTAACCCCCCATTAACCATGGCATACAATTTTGGCAATTTAAACGCCTACACCGACCAAGAGAGGCTTCCTCTCATCACCAAAGCGGTATTCTCCGCTCGTTCAGCAGCCCTGTTCACCAAGCAGGTGGGCATCAAGTTCGCTGCTGCCCTTAACCTCATGGACACCGATGCCTTGATTCAAGGCGGAGATGTTTGCGGTTACGCAAGTTCAGGTACGACTACATTCAGTCAGCGTAACATCACCGTTGGCCGTATGAAGGTTCAAGAAACCCTTTGCCCTCGTTCCTTGGAGCAGTACTGGATGCAGACCCAGTTGACCGCTGGCTCTACCTACGACAGTGTTCCTTTCGAGCAGGCTTTCTCCGAGCAGAAGGCTCTCCGTATCGCAGAGGCTTTGGAGAACGCAATTTGGAAGGGCAACACCTACTTTTCAGGTGTCAACCAGTTGTTGAACGCTGCATCGGGTTCTACCATCAGCGGTAACACAGGTGCGGTTTCCGCCTCCGTTGGTATCACTACAGGCAACGCAATCGCCATCTTTGACGGCATCTACAACCAAATCCCACAGGCCATCTTGACTAAGACTGACCTTGTAATCTTCTGCGGTTGGGACAACTTCCGCACGTTGCTTGGTGCTTTCAAATCAACCGCTAACGTCCTGTACAACCAAGTTGACTTGGCTGGACTTGCGGATGGCGACATCATGTATCCCGGTACAAACGTCCGTGTCATCGCAGTCCCCGGCTTGACTGGCACGAACCGCATCGTTTCTTCGTACCTCGGTAACTTCTTCTACGGAACCGACCTTTTGAGCGACGAAGAGCAATTCTCAATCTGGTTCAGCAAAGACAACGATGAAGTCCGCTTCCAAGCAGCCTTCAAAGCAGGTGTCCAAATCGCTTACCCCGACTTGGTTGTTGACTTCCGCTTGACCTAATGTGTAGGGGGGAGGGAAACCTCCCCCTGCTTTTTTGTTCTCTTGAAACTTAAAACCCAAATACACATATGTCCTGCTCCTTAACAACTGGCTACGCCCTTGGATGCCGAGATTCAGTCGGTGGCATCAAAACAATTTATGTCCAATCCTTCATCCCAACGGGGTCCTGCAATGCCAACCTATCAGGTGCGGTAACAGGCTTCACGGGGTACGCTTCGGGTGGGTTCTTCGAGTATGACTTGACCAAGGCTACGTCATCTTTGACTGAAACCTTGAATGCGAGCATCGAGAACGGCTCAATCTACTACACCCCCGAAGTAACCTTCACGATCAACAAACTGCAAGTCGCAGTCCGCAACGAACTCCGCTTGCTGGTACGCAATCGTGTTATCGTCATCGTCCAAGACAACAACAACCGCTACTGGTTGTTAGGCTCTGCCAACGGCTTGGAAGCAACCGCTGGAACCGCTGGAACTGGTACTGCCTTCGGGGACCGCAGCGGATACGAATTGACTTTGACCGGAATGGAACCCGACCCGATGTTCTCGATTGCATCCACAGTCTTTTCACCATCGACTGCGCAGATACTCGGTTCGTAGTATCTTTGACTTAGGTTTTCATCATCTGAGGTTTGAGAGGGGCAGTCAGCAATGGCTGCCCTTCTTATTTTTACGGCCATGAAGATTTGTATCGTTTACAACGCTCATCCAACCGGGTGCAGTTACTACCGCCTCGAAATGCCGAACGCATACTTGGGCGACAACTACCCGGAGTTTGACTATGTGTGCGTCGAGAATATCACGACCATCAGCGACGAGGGGCTTCGTTCAATAGACCTGTTCCTGTTCAGCCGTTTGTGGTGTCAGGGAACCATGGAGCAGGTGGAGAATGTCTACAAAGCCCTGACCCAATTCGGGGCCAAAGTCATCCTTGACTTGGACGATTACTGGGTCCTTGAATCGGGCCACATCATGTACCGCCACTATCACCAAACCAAACTCGCAGAGGTCATCCGTAAGCACATCAAATTGGCTGACTGGGTTACCTGTACCACCGAGCATCTTGCTGCCCGCATACGGCCTCTAAATGCGAATGTGAGCATTCTGCAAAACGAACCCTACGAAGCCTATCAGCAGTTCATCCCCAACCCCGAAGAAGAACCCGACAAGCATCTCGTCAAGTTCGGTTGGTTCGGAGGTGCGCAGCATGGCGAGGACATGGAACTGCTTCGTGAGGGGATGCAGAAACTACGTTGGGACGCAAACCTTGACGGCAAGTACAGGTTATACCTTGGAGGGTGGAACGACAACAACCCCGTTTACGAGGGCTACGAAAAGATAATCAGCGACCAAGGCAACAACCCGAACTACGGACGCATTCAAGCAGCGGACATCTATTCCTACGTCGGGGGCTACAACTTTGTGAACGTAACCCTTGCACCGCTCCGGGACACCAAGTTCAACAAACTCAAATCCGAGTTGAAGGTCGTAGAGGCAGGGTGGATGAACAAAGCGATCATCGCAAGCGAAACCATCCCTTACACCGACGTAATCAAACACGGGGAGAACGGGTTCTTGGTCCCCTACAACAAGCCGAAAGATTGGTACAAGTACATCAAACAACTAATCCTTGACCCCGACCTGCGTAAAGGCTTGGCTGACAACCTAACGAGGGACATCAAGAAGCGGTTCAACGTGGCTGAAACCGCCAAGAAGCGGGCCGAGTTGTACAGGCAGATTGGGCGCAAATTGTGAAATTCGGGGGCATCGCACATTTACAAGCAGATGCTTTACCTGAACCCTGACACGACCAACACCCTGACGGTTACTTGGACCGAGCGAGCCAGCACGGGGGACCGCTACATCTTGCGACTTACGAGCATCGCCAAGAACACCACGACCGATTTCACCTTGCTGAAATCTGCCAACCTTTCCAACTATACCAACCGCTATGACCAATTTCAGATTGCCGTGGGGTCGCTTGAAACAGGCTCGTATAAATATGAAGTTTACGATACCAATAGCACGGTTTCAGCAGCCCTTGCGGTGGTTGAAACGGGCTTGGCATTTGTACAAACCGCTGCGATAGGATTCAACACCTACGCAAACACAACCACTTACAACACCTTCCTCGCATCCAGCGTGAGGGTATTCGACTCAACCTTTGACCAATCCTTCGCATGAGCGTACAAACACGAAGCCAACTCCAAGCGAGTGCTGCTACCATTACCAACGAAACCGCTGCCGGGGCTAACACCGCATCCCGTGTTGGTGGTCTATTCGACGACCTTGCCGATACCGCAACGCTTGACAGGGAACGGGGCTTTGCAAACCTTTACCTCGATACCAACACGGCTTTCACCCCAACGCAGGGGCAAAGAGTCAAGTTGACAAGTGCGATGAAATCAGGCGTTTTGTCAACCTACAACTTTTCAAGGACCACGACATCGCTGACCTACACCGGCACAACAGGGGCAACCCTTCGCATCGCTGCGTCCATGGTCTTGGCACAGGGCAACAACCACCAAATCAAGGTTTACATCGCCAAGAACGGCACAACGATTGACCAGTCAATGACTGACATCACAACGGCTCACACGAACGGCCATGCGATTTACACGGAGGCCTACGTTACGGGTGCGGTCAACGATGAGTTCACCATCTACGTCAACGCAATCGATAGCGGTACAAGTATCACGATTTCAGCCCTTTCATTTACCATCCACACGCTATGAGTAATAAATCTACTCAACACTTCACCCAATGGCTTGGGATAGAGCATAAGGTCCCCGTGATGCTGGAGAACAGGTCCGGCAAATACATCACCTACGGCTTTGCTAACGAATACCCCTACTACCTGCTTGACAACTATCGCAGGTCGTCCAAGCACAACGCCATCGTCAACGGCAAGGTTAACTACATCATGGGCGGTGGCTGGCAGGCAGGGGATGACTTGACCGTGGAGCAACAAGCCCGGTTTATCAAGTTCTTCGACGGACTTTCCAGCACGGAGGACCTAAACGACAT